TTTTGCAAGTGTTAGAGAGGCTCAAGTAGCTTTATCACCTAATGAAAAATATAAAGAAGGTGTAAACGATGAAACACTTTTTCAAAAAATAGGAGAGGCTTTATCTTATGCTGGATTAAATACTTATAGTATTGATAAAGCTAGAGGCATATTTAAATATTCAGATTATGGCTCTAGTGTTATGGAGCAAATGGCACCTGTTTTAGGTTACTTGGAAGATATGGCAGAAATAGTTACCAAGCCAGATTTTGTTCCAGAGAATGATGAAACTTTGATGGAAGCATTTATTGAAGGTTTAGGTACAACTATAAGAGAAGCTGCTGATGTAGTTCCTATATTAGAAGAAGTTGTTCCTAGAGTAGAAAATATTTTGGAAGAAGAGCCACAAAATTCAATGCTTGGATATGCTACAGGTGGTATAGTAACTGGACCAGACGTACCGTTCACAAAAGAAAACCCTGCCGATAGAGTTGACCCATTTACTGGACAACCTTACCAAGAGCAGATGAGTAGGTTGGGTTTTAATGAGGGTGGTCGTACTGAAGAGTATTTTAAAAAATTAAGTACTTTAGAAGATTATATAAGTAAAAATCGTTTAGTATCTAAAGAAGCTCAAATGAGTGCAATGAGTGGTGAAGGTTACTCTGACCCTAGATTTATTAAAACTACGGGTAATGAATTAATTGATAAGTATGGTATGCAGCCTTTTCCAGCTGAAGGTAGTGGTAAAATATTATCTTCAAAAGAGCTAGGGATGAAAGAAAAGGATTTTTTAATAAACGCACATCTAAAAGGAACTTATGACCCACAAACAGATGTAATACAATACAAAGATATATCAGCAATCCTTCCTTCACATACTCCTGAAAGAACACAAATACATGAAATTGTACATCGAGCAGCTGAAAGAAGTGGATGGTTAGACAATTTTTATAATGATAAAAACTTAAAAAAAATAGCTCCTAAACTAACTGGTGCTAGAGGTAAGCAATTAAAACATATAATTAATGAAGGTTTAGCTCACTCTTATGATTATACTCTTGCTAATAAAAGAATAGATTCTGAAGAATTAAAAGAACAAATTAAATTTAGAGTTTCTAATTATAATATAAAAGATGATTATAAAGATAGAGTAACAAAAGAAATTTTTGAAAGTTTACCAGCATTACAAGAAAACTTTGAACAATACTTAAAAGATAAAGAGGAAAGTAAATGAACAGGGAACTCTGCAAAGCTGAAATAAAAAGACACGAAGGTGAAGTCTTAGCAATCTATGAAGATAGTCTTGGCTATAAAACTCTTGGTGTTGGACATCTATGTCAACCTAGTGACCCCGAATACGGATGGGAAATAGGTACACCTGTAACTCAAGAAGTTGTTGACATGTATTACGAAGAAGACTTTGACAAGCATTACATGGAAGCTATCCACGTTATCGGTGGTGACCATGTGTTCCACAACTTACCAGAGCCTATACAAAGAGTCATAGTGAATATGTGTTTTAATTTAGGTGGTTCAAGACTTTCAAAGTTTCGTAAGATGATAGAAGCTTGTCAACACCATGACTGGGAAGAAATGGCTAGGCAAATGGAAGATAGCAAATGGTTTCATCAAGTAGGTAGACGTAGCAAAGAGTTACAAGCTTTGGTTCGTGAACAAATCTAATGTTACTCTACACAGAAAAACAAATGGACGTGGCATATCGGATAGATTGTAAAGCCCGTACAAAGTCTGGACTAGCTTGGATAAAGCGTGAAGAGTTTAGACCGGTATATGAAACATTAGTAGAAGCATTTATGTTAGCTTATAATGAAGACAATCCATTAGTAGATGATGCTCCTGATTTTTTATTAGAGGCTGTCAATGATTTATTGGAAGGTACCATAACAACAGAGGAGTTGAAATGAAATTTGGAAATATTTTAAAACAAGTAGTAGGTGCTGTAGCTCCAACACTTGGTACCGCTTTAGGCGGTCCTATGGGTGGTATGGCAGCTAACGTTATCTCTGAAGTGTTGGGTGTGCCTAATACACCTAAAGCAATTGAAAAGGCTGTACAAGAAGCTACACCTGAACAAATGCTAGAGCTTAAGAAAGCTGAACAAAACTTTGAACTACAAATGAAAGAGCTTGAAATCGATGTGTTCAAGTTAGAAGTTCAAGATAAACAAGATGCACGTGGTAAGTTTAGTAAAGACTGGACAGCACGTATCATGGGTATCGCTACCCTTGGTGGATTCTTGGGTTATATATTCTTAGTAACCATTCAGCCACCAGAGCAAAACTCTGAAGCCCTTATCAACCTTGTACTTGGTTACCTTGGTGGGTTAGCTTCAGCGGTGATTAGTTTTTACTTTGGAGCTTCTAACACACCGGATAGATGAACGAGTTCGTAAGCCTTATTAATGAAGTAGGCTTTCCCATTGCAGCAGCTCTAGGTTTAGGGCTTTTTATTTGGAAGCTAATCAATCGTATCATCGATGGTATGGAAACCAAACTTGAAACCTTAGACGAAAAGGTTCAGACTGCATTAGATACTATGGAAGAAAGAGTATCCACTAAGTTAGACAGTCAGTACGGTATCATTGTTAGTTTGATTGATAGAGTTAGAGCTTTGGACAATCAAAGTATTAGACAGGATGTATTATTAAAAACTTTATTAGGTGTACCAAACTTAATAGACCTTGACAAACTTGCAAAAGCCGAAAGAGATGACCAACGAAAAGACTGATTGGAACTTAGTAATCTGTAGTTTAATATTGATATTCAGTATTATCTTTACTATGTTTATCAATGCAGATGAGATTACGCATAAGTTTAAAAGCCCATCGTTTAACGGTATCAATACATCCAGTCATTATCTAACTATAGAGAATCAAGAGTTCAACAGAAAGGCAGCAATTAAAGCAGAGATAAAAGCTTACCAAGAAGAATTAGAAAGGGATGCAGAGAATACTACACTTGCAAGATTTATAAGAAACTTAGAGTCAAGAATCTATGCACAGCTCTCAAGACAATTAGTTGAGAACTTGTTTGGTGAAACTAAAAGTGAAAGTGGCTCCATAGAATTAGAAGGCAACACCATTGAATATAGTGTTGATGATGATTACATAACATTAAAGATAACGGATGCTGACGGAAATGAAACTATTATTACTTTGCCTATCGGTAGTTTCACTTTCTAGCTGTGTTGCTTGGCACTACGATGATTTATTAAATTCAGGTGGTGTAGCAGACATTAAGTTAGAAGGAACATCCGTACTAGATTTACAATCAGAAACTTTAAAAACTTTACCAGCTGCAAAAGTTAAGCCAGTGGTAGCTATCTACAAAGATAGTTTTCAAGACTTGACAGGACAGCGTAAGAGCAATAGCCAATTCGCCTTGTTTAGTACAGCGATAAGCCAAGCTCCGGAAGCGTTGGTGATTCGTGCATTTAAACATGCAGCAGATGGTAAGTTTTTTCGGGTGGTTGAACGAGTAGGTTTAGATAGTCTAACCAAAGAACGACAGATTATCAGGTCAACTCGTGAAGACTTTGACGAGGAAGAAAAACTTCAACCATTACTTTTTGCAGGAGTATTGGTTCAAGGCGGTGTTATAAGTTATGACACCAATTTAAAGTCAGGCGGTAACGGTGCTAGATATTTAGGGGTAGGTGCCAGTCGTCAATACAGAGAAGACACGGTTACTATATCCATGCGTTTAGTATCTATCTCTACTGGGGAAGTATTGATGGAAGTATTGGTAGCTAAAACTATTTTATCTATCGGCATATCGCAGGACGTGTTCCGTTTTATTGAAGCAGGTTCAGAGCTTGTAGAGATAGAAAGTGGAGCAGCACAAAACGAGAGTGTTTCTATAGCTTTGCAAAAGGCAATAGAGACTGGGGTATTACAAATAATTGAAACAGGAATAGAGAGGGGCTATTGGGAATATGAAACACCTTAAATTATTTTTATTATTACCGATGTTGACATGGGCTGATAATGAAATCTATATCAATCAATCTGGTACAACTGCGAACATAGACTTAGAACAGCTAGGTTCAGGTAACATCATTGGTGGATTGGATGCTATATCAGGTACTATGACACCATTGGACTTAGACGGAAGCAACCTAACGTTAGACATCAATCAGATTGGTGACTTCAACAAATTCTTAGGAGACATGTGGGCTGATACGCTAACAGGTTTCTTTGAGTTTGATGGAGACAGTAATACTTTTGATATTCAAGTTGACCCTACCAATACATACGGTGCAGACAGTGGTAACTTGAACGTAGATGTTACTGGTTCTTCTAACGACTTTACACTTAACGTAGCTACTAACGCTTTGGCAAGTACTTTAGACTTAGACTGGATTATTAATGGAGATAATAACACATTTGATTTTGATATTGACTCCGATTCAGCTACTAACTATGTAGACGTAGACGGAGATAGTAACACGATAACCTTTGATGGTGATGGTTATGCTGATGGTTATTTTTATTTAGACCAAACCGGAAACTCAAGAACATTTAACATACAACAACAGAGTACATTAGCAAGTGATTGGCTTAAGATTGAAAGTACTGGCTCTAATGGTACTATTTGTGTCATCCAAAATGATGGTGGCACAACTACAAGCTGCTGATATAGGTGAAATAACAGAGCTTAAAGGTGTAAGTCAAGTCATTCGTGACGATACTTACAACGCTGCTTTAGAGTTTGGTATAGAGAGTTACGATAACGTAAAGACTGCTAATGGTAGAGTTGGTATTACGTTTTTAGATGACAGTAAAGTTAGACTGACTGAACATTCACAACTTATTATAGATGAGTTTATCTTTGACCCCAACCCCTCGAAGTCTAAAATGGCATTGCAGTTTGCTAGTGGTACTGCAAGATTCATCACTGGCAAACTTGCATCCATTGACAAAGAGAACATATCGATAAAGACTCCCAGTGCCACGATAGGAATACGTGGTACAGACTTTACAGTCACAGTAGATGAACTTGGAAGAAGCTTAGTCATCTTGTTACCGGATGAGTTTGGTAACTCTAGTGGTGAGATAGTGGTTAGTACAGCTATAGGACAAGCAGTATTGAATCAGCCTTACCAAGCTACCAGTGTGTCAGTCTTTGAAAGTAAACCAAGTAAACCGGTTATCCTTGACATTACGTTAGAACTTATCGACAACATGTTGATTGTACAACCACCGGAAGAAGTGGTTACAGAAACAGAAAACGTAACAGAACAACGAACAAATTTACTTGATGTAGATTTTTTAGAGTTTGATGAACTCGAACAAGATTATCTAGCTGAAGATAATTTAGAATTTAGTGAGCTAGATATTAATTATCTTGATGTTAATTTCTTAGAAGATTTACTTAACATCATAGAAGAAGTAGACCAGTTGGAAACTGAGCAACTTGGTCAAGTGTCAGAAACGAATATCAAAGGTACAGAGTTTGGCTTTGATAGTGAGACACAGATAAATACTTTTATAAACGATGGTACGCTAACCGTTCTTAGAAGTGTACAAGATACAGTACGATTAGATATAGATAGCTCCGGTGCATACACTGTATTATTAGTACAAGACGGTAAGAGTACTCAGATACTTATTAACGGTGGTAATGCATCTACCATCACCATTAAACAGAGCAGCTAATGAAATGGGCAACACTTCTTATCGGCATCCTTACGCTACCCTTGTTGTTCAATGCTGTACCTTTAGAAATACTAAGACTTAAAACGTTTGATACGTTTGTCAAGACTCCAGAACCTACTGGATATTTTTCTATTCTTAATATTACAGAAGAAGATATAGATAAAGAAGGTGGTTATCCTTTACCACGTCAAACACTTGCCAAGATTCACAACACGTTACTAGAGAACGGTGCACTTGGCGTAGGTTGGGTTGTGTTGTTTCCACATCCTGACAGACTTGGTGGAGATACAGAGTTTGCACAAGCTTTACAAAGTTCTCCAAGTGTCATAGCGATGCCTGAAGTTCCTAATAATTTATATCCTGAAACACACGGAACTGTCATACTTGGAGAAGATGTCATACTTCCACAGGCACAAGGTTTCTTAAATAATATACCAATACTCAAACAATCAGCTACTCAAGGTGCAGTCTCTGTTCCTGTTGACGTTGATAATTTGGTTAGACAAATTCCTTTACTTCAACAAATTCCAAATGGGTGGGTAGCTTCATTCGGTACTCAAGTCTTAAAAATTTTAGGAGGTGGTTCAACATATCAAATTAAAACAAACATAAACGGTATTGAACAGATACGAGTTCGTGGGCTACCTCCCATTGCTACCGATAGTCTTGGTCGCAAGTGGATATCTTGGGTGAATACACCTGAGACTACGTTACAAGAGCTTGATGTAGCTGGTAAGTTTGTGTTCGTAGGTTTTACAGCTAAAGGAATTATGCAACAAGTTGCAACTCCAAAAGGTTTGTTAGAGCCTCACAAAATTCAAGCAGCACTGGCAGAAAGTATCCTGTTAGAGACACCAAAAATACCTGATTATAGATTGTTTGTAGAACTATTAATATTATGCCTCTCTAGTCTCGCTGTAGCTGCTGTAATCAACGCTTTTGGTATTACATGGGGATTGGTATTGGCAGGAGTTTCAATGGCTTCTGTGGCTTATGGTGGATATGCTTTAATTCAAGCAAATATTCTGATAGATGTTACATGGTCCTTGATATCTATGTTGCTAGTATCGACTCAACAATTCTATTTAAACTTTAGAAAGCAATACAAACTTAGACAACAGATTAAGAAACAATTTGAACATTATCTTGACCCAAGACAAGTCAAACAACTCCAGAAACATCCAGAGCTTTTGAAGTTAGGAGGAGTTCGCAGACGTTGCACACTTTTATTTACAGACGTTAGAGGATTTACAAGTTTGTCAGAACGTTTAGAGCCTGAACAAGTTACAGAAATTATGAACAAAGCTTTGACGATTCAATCGGATGCTGTAAAGAAACACGGTGGAATGGTAGATAAATATATTGGTGATGCGATGATGGCTATCTTCAATGCACCGATAGACCAAGAAGAACATGAAGAGAAGGCTGTGTTAGCTGCATTAGATATCATGCGTGGTATGAACGAAGCAGACATTGGAGTAACGATTGGGATAGGAGTCAACACCGGAGATGCGGTGGTAGGAAACATGGGAAGTGAGACAAGGTTTGATTACACTGCGATAGGTGATGCAGTAAACCTTGCAGCTAGGTTAGAGAGTTCAACCAAAGAAGTTGGAAAAGACTTAGTAATCGGGCATGAG